CAATCATTTTTATTACTTTAATTAAAGTTTCTTTATATTCAGGATCGGTTGCGTATCCTGCTTTTGCTACTTGAATAGCAAACTGAATAGGATCATTTGCCACTCCCAAAGCAAGTCTATATCGTGGATTCTTATAAAAGAATAAACTATGGTCATCAAAACATTCTTCAGGAGTATCATATTTTCTGAAATAATCACGAACTCTATATTTAAAATATTTCTGTCCATTAATAATTACAGGGGTAATACTTATTATTTCAGGAAATTGTAAGTTACTTCTACGACTATATTCAGTTGTTCTTAGAAGTTGTTCATTTCCATTAATTCCATCTGTATCTTTTACTCCAAAAAACATATTCCCCGGAGCCACTTTACCCCAAGCTGATTCAATAGCTGCCTGTGCTAATGTGAATACTGCACTAATATTTGTTTTCTTTTCAGAATTACGTGCATATTCAAGATACTTTCTTACAAACTTCGATGGTGTCATTTTATGACAAACTTTAATAATATTTCAAATATTGTTAATAAAAAAGCAACAGTTCCAATGGCGGTATAAACTTTTGCTCTAAATGCAACAAATTCAAGATTAAGATCATTATAATCTTTTCTTAAATCTTTAATAGCGTCCTCGTTCTCCTGTATTTTCTCTGACATAGAATCTTGTTCATCCCAAGTAACAAACGCAAATTCTTTCCAGTCAGTAATCTGTTTGTGTTTTTCATCTTTCATTTCTCCTTCGGTATTGTTATAGCAATTATTTCACAGGGTTTGTTGTCAATAACTGCCATGTGTTTAACTCCTTTCTGTATTTCAATCTTGTCCATAGGTTTGAGAATTATCTGAGAACCATCTTCAAATATCACTGATAATGCCCCTTTTAAACATTTAACTTCTTCAATACTTTCTCCGTGATGATGCCAATTTAGCTTCGTATGAGCTGTAAAACGTGTATGATAAATTTGTATTTCATCATATCCAGGTAACAAATCAAATGATAACATAGAACCTTGCTCAACTTCCCACGCAATACCACCGTGGAAATCTCCCGGTCTCATAAGTTTTAAAAAACAAGTAGGAGTTTCCGGTAAATTCTTTAATAATTCCCTTATTTCTGATTCAGTTTTTCTGCACATTTCTTTACTCTTATATTATGTAATTTTTCAGCTTTTTTCTCAAGTCTTTTTATTCTCTTTAACATTATCTGATAGTCGCTTAACCCGTACCATTTCTGAATACCTTTATTAATATACAATCCTGCAATGCTTCCAGCAACAGTAAAACTTAAATCTGTCATGTCGAAAACCGGATCACTACGCTCTTTCAGATAGCCAGCCAATCCACCTGCTATCAATCCCAGTTCATTACCATAACGCATATTGAATCCCTGTTCAAGCAAATAGCCCGATGTGTAGCTTATCATCGTTCCTGCAAGCAGATGTTCCTGACTTGTCACATCAGGTTTTCGCCATTCTGTATTTTGTGATGAAGCAATTTTTGGAAACAACAGCAATATCATGACAATCACAATCGTTGCCACTATGCTCCAGAATGCTATCCGGGAGGAAGAGGTATAGCCGTTGTTTTGTCTATATTGTTGCAAATCCATATTTGGTAGCCAAATAGTTATATATAGCAGTTTCATCTCCGGCGGAATCTGATATTTTTCTTAGTATTATTTCTTTTACTTGTATGTTGGAAAAATAATTTTTACTCTTATTACATCCCAATGTAAATTTATGTGGACCATTTGTCCCCCAATTCCCATTAATTTGAGTATTATTATTCACAATAAATTTACTTGATGCTCCATAATACAATACTCTTATGATTCCAAACGTATCTAATGATAAATTACCATCCTCATTTGACCAAAGTGCACCACCACCAGACACTCTTAACTTGGGAGTTGTATCATTTTGTTTAATAGTACAAAATGATTCGTAAGTCCCATCCCAAAAACTACGGTTACTTGTCCATGTTATTTGTTTTAATACAACATAATAAAATGATGGTTGATCATATGCAAAGCTATCGGTACTCATATAATTATCTGAACCATTGAATGTAATACCATCTGCACTCCATGTTGGTTTATTGGTGTCTGTTGACTGCAATAGATTATGTCCACTTCCCAACTTATCATTCCATTGTGCAACCAAATTACTCCCATCTTTTGTAATTGTGGTCAAATCATCAGCTATATACCAAGCAACTGTATTCCCGTCTGAAATACAAGCAGGCGGAGTATTCGGATTTGCAAACCTATATGGGTTAATTATCATTCCCATTTATACAACCCTCCATAATGATTCTGTTCCTACTCCTCCCGGTTCCCACACATTGGCATCAACTAAACTTTCCCAAGTGAAAACACCATGCTTTGCCTTTTCACCCAAAGCATAAGCATCTTGCGCTCCTGTTGGCTGAACCCAATCAGGAATCACCTCCGGTGGTGCAACCCTTGTGAATATGGCAGGTACAATGTCAGGAGTCCAATCCAACTGCGTAGTGTGAGCCTGTACAACCTTATAAAGCAATCCACCGTACTGATACTTCTCATTCAACAAAACGCTGATGTTTGGCTTCCACGCAGGGAATATGCTCACTACCTCCACCTGTTGCTCCTCTGTAAGCGTTTCAGCGGTCAAACGAAGCAGTTTCTTCACTTGCTCTGTGTTAAGTTCGCTTTCTGCCATCTGTGCCTGTGATTCTTTTTCTGCAATAAGTTCAGATTCGGTTTTATCCCTGACAGTCCATGTTTGGACGTACTGGCTGTTGACTGTATCTTTCATCCATTCATAACTTGCCGTTTGAATAGTGTTGTCATAAGCAGGTGCATCAGCAAACACTTTAATCAGCCATTGCAGATTTGATGGAAGTCCCACTACATTCCCATTGTCAATACGTGGATATTCACCATCCTTTATTATTTCCCCGGTAATCCTGTCTATTAATATCGCTGGTGTTCCCATAATCAAACTATTGTATAATATCCATATAACGTAACAATAGGTTCCTGTCCTGCAACTGTTGAACCTATCTGCGTAATATCAACTGTTATTACACTTCCTGCTGCAAATGTGTAAGGTGTTGATGTCAAAACACAAGGAGCAATAGAATCTTCAGAAGTATATTCTCCATCATCGATACTTATTACTGTACTGAATATTGTTGCTCCGTCATCTAAAACGTCAAACTGTGCTGCACTATCAGTTGGGGCAACCTTCAGCACAGCAATAGGCAATTCTGTCAATGTAAAATTTCTTGTCGTGGGAAGTCTGTAAAATGCCCTCCCTGTATCTACTGCTATGTCTGTTTCAACTGCACCACAGACAAGAGGAATGGTGTCAGCTATTGAAGATACAACTCCGTTATTGCTTATTAAAAGCCCGTTATGTTTATTTATTTTCATATTCGTATTTAATCATCCCAATTAAGTTCAGCTATAAATCCCGTATTATCCACACAACCGTAAATATGTCCTTCGTTCCATGTAAGGTTGAATGTAGCATCGTTGTTACCTGTCCCTCCTGTTACTGCTACTGCGTTTGCAGGTTCAACTGTGTAAGAGCCAACAGTAAGTATTTCTGCCGTTTCAATTACACCAGCGTTTACTGTTAATACTTTGATCGTGGCTGCTGTTCCTGTTCCACCTACAACTGTAAGTTCATCATTTGCCGTGTAGCCTGTGCCTCCTGCTACAAGTTCTATCGTTGCTACTGAAGCTGTTGGTGTTTGGGTTGCAAATGAATATTGACCACCCTTGCAGAATGAGAACGTCCCTGATGCTGTTCCACCTTCCCCACCAGCAAACGCATCACTACCCCCTATACAATTAGTGAATGTTCCTGATGCTGTGCCAAAACTACCAAACGAATTTCCTCCTCCTATACAATTATTAAATGTACCAGATGTTATGCCACCATTATAACCAAACGCACAATCCCCACCTGTACAATTATTGAATGTACCTGAATATTCAAGAACTCCAATTCTCATTGACCATAATATAGTATTCGCACCTTCCTCATCCCCCTTGAAATATACATTATCAATAACTGTACTGCTCAGATTTGTCGAAGGGAAATAAGCTGCCGAATCTGTATTATCATAATTTGGTGTCCCATAAACCGTCAGTATCTCCACCGTCAGATTAGAAATATGCACATCATCGGCAGTTTGGATAATCACCCCTGAATTTGTCGCAGGTGGAGTACCGTATATATGCTGTAAACTGCGGTCTGTTGTCAGTCCAATTATGTCCACAAATTCAGTGTCAAGGGTTAGAGGTACACAGTCTTGGTGAACTGGTGGTAATAAAGCTATTACATATAAATCTCCATACCCCGGATTAACAATCATTCCAAATATATCGGTAGGAAAAGAAGTGATAAATGGGAATATCCCATATTCTTTTATGCCACCTTGAACAGTTCCTAACATAATAGAAAGAACTTCTGCCCAATCTGGTATGGTTCCACCATCCACAATTATAGAGGTTGTACTATCACCAACCGTAAATGAAGATTCTTCTGTAATTAAACTTCTTTCGGACTGATCCGCCATCCCATATAATACCCTATAATACCATGTTACAGGATTACTACCAACATCATCAGGAGTAATTGTTATTCCAGAAGGTGCAGGTGCGTCTACATGATCTAAGTCATACTTTGCAGGTGGTAATATAACACAAGCCCTGTTGGTTGCTGTAAGTGCTGAACCGTTTGGAGTGAGTGTCTTTGCTTTTGCATAAGCAGCGATCAGGTTTGCTCCGTTTGTCTTTGCGTCAGAAGTTACATTTACAAAAATGCCATTTGCTGTTTCAAGAGGAATAGCACCTTCACGTAATTCCCCAAGTATCTTATCATACACTACTTTCATAACTTCTCAATTTTAAACAACAAATAAACTTGCTCTATTTGCCCATGTTCCAGTAGCCCATTCACGAGTAATTACATCCGTTGAAAGGTCAATCTTGCAGATGTCATAATTTGTACCATTTGAATAACCTTCATAGATTACTGTATCACTTGTAATATCTACATAGTCAGGTTTTGCTTGAAGTGTTCTTTGTGTCTTTAATGTAGGTTTCCCTGCACCTGCTTCAACACCAGTCTGTCCTACGATTGGATTTACTTTTGCACGGCCACTTTCATCCCAATCATCTATGATCTGCAAGGCAATACGTGCATCGTCCAGATCATCGTCCATTAGTTGAACAGCCGTAAGTATTCCCCCTGTATCTTCATCAATCGTGGTAAGTAAAGTTACCATATCTGCTAAAGGATCACCTGAAGAAACTCCTAAAGTATCAAGGGCATCACATACTTGTTCAACAGTTGTATAACCTGAAACTGTTTGTATAGTCCATTCCGTTGGTTTATACAATTTGGTAATTAACCCACGTGAATATAAAGTTAATCCAACAGAAGTTCCATGATAGACCAATTCGGAAGCATAATAAGTATAATCTTCCGTTACAATAGTAAATCCACCATTTGTTCTTTTTGTAATCGAAATACTGTTAGCCATCTTTCATCTTCATATTAAAATTATTATATACATTTATTGTTTTGGTATTGTACGAATTCTACGTACACCACTTACCGGATTAGGATTTTCTGCTTTCCCTTGTGGTGTGGTTGCTGATTTACGTACTTCAGTAGAAGTTTCTTCTTTTAATATATCTTCTTCGTCTTTTGTTAATTCTTCTTCTTCCTCAATAGCACGTTCACGATTACTTACAATTTCTTCTATTTGTACTTCGTCAAAATTAAGGAAATGTTTTAAGAATAAATCTAAAGTAACATATTCTTCAATAGAACCCATTGAAAATTCCTTCATAGCCAAAGCCCTCGTATGTCCAATATCCACCTTCTCCTTATCTGAAAGACTAAACAATTTATCCCATCTGACCATATATGGATTTGAGGGCTTTGGAAGTACACCTATTTCAATGCACTTATCTATGAAAGGTCTTAATATATTCGGTTCATTTTGTTCTTCCCTACGTGAAGTCACATAACTAATCCATTCTAACTTATCCTGTGCAGAACTTAATTCTCCACGTTCCGAACCTGTTAAAATGCGTTTTGGTATTCCTGTAACTGCTGAAATCATTTGCATTTGTGCGTCCACATGACTTAATGGGTCGGCTATTTGCTGTGCAAGTGCATTATATTTGACACCTTCATTTATAAGAATACGTCTAAGATTATTTTCAAACTCATCTATTTGAGTTTTTAAATCTTCTAACATTTCAGCAGTCATTTGATAATCAGGCTGCACTTCCCCTGTATATCCGGGGCGTGCTCCACGCCAGAACATTTCAGCATCCCCACCAATAAGTTTTTCTAAATCTACTAACCTATTATATACCGCCTGTAATCGTGGTGTGCCATAAATTTCATCTTCAAGTGGTTCTTCAACTAAATGGATAACCCTTGTATAATGAACTTTTATGGTTTTTGAATTATCTCCACTATTGATTGTTATATTATAGGTTAGTGGTAAACCATATCTTTCATTTGATGAATTTTCTTCAAATGTATCTATTTGTGCTATTTCTTCCGAAAGAGCTTTTGCATACAATAATTTTAAACCGTTTGTTTTATTTACAGATTTTGCTAAACCTTCAACAGACTGTGTGTCATTTAAACCAAGAAATATAACTGAATAACGGCCTAATCCGGTTAATTTGTCTGCACGTATAAATAAAGACTTTAATTTTAATCTTGTATAAATCTCATTCCAAGTCTTTTCAAATGGGGTTTCATTCTTATCTATATTCTCAATGATTTCTATATCACCTTTCCAAGATGCTTTTACAGGACGATCTATAATAGCTTTTGCAATATCTTGTCTTCCATAACGAGACCAATAATTTTGCCAAGTAATAGTTTTTGGATAACCTAAAGCCTGATAAACATCACGATTACCACTATAAGAATCAAGACCAAGATTAGAAAATAATTGAAATCTGCCAAGTATTTCCGAAAATACTTTAACTTTATTCATTAATATTTGTTGTTCCTGTTGTCCCATTTATGTTACCCTCCTTGCATCTTTTTTACGGATAAGAAAATTAAACCCTCCTGATGTTGCATCTACCTGATCTTTATAAGTTGAATTTGGAAACATTTCAAATTCTTCTTTATATAATTTATTCCAGTCTGCTACACGCAATAATACATTACCATTATTTACCTGCACACTTAATGGATCGGCACGTAAAGATTTATCTCCAGTAGGTTTATCTCTTTCTACCAACCATCCAGCCAAATTTCTAATTGTATTTTCTGCTGATTCCTTTCCTCCTGATCCCGGTTCTTGTTCAACTACTACATGAACTTTCTTTCCATCTGCTTCTGCTGTCTGCTTAATAATCTTTTCACGTAAATCTGTGCTCCAACGTCCACGTTTTACATCCTCTACAATAAATTTACCATTTTTAAAACGTGAAATTTTCACACCTGCTGAAAATGCACCTTTCCCACCCGCTGTACCTGCCTTATCCCAATATCTTACTGTACGTACTATTTCAGAATCATTAAATATTTGGCTTGTTAATTGGAAACAATCTATCTTGAACATTCCCCCACCTGGGGGAGATGGATTCTGTCCAATTTGTCCTGCATACCCGTATTGACCTAAATCAGCTTCTAATTCATTTAGAACACTCCAAGGCATACGGTTAATATCAAACAAATTATTTATGTAATTTTTTAGTAATTCTTTTGGTTTTACAATATTTGCAAAATTCAATATTTCTCCCGGAATGCAAATATGTTTTAAATTGCTTTTTTGTTTTTCAAGTAAATGTCCGGTTGGATCATTCTGGTGCAACCTTTGCATTATCCCAATGGTTACACTTATATCTTTGTTTGTTTTTCTTGTTGATAATGTTTGATCAATCCAATGATTTGCTATTTCAAGTTCTCTGTCTGACTGTGCCTGTTGAGGGTTTAAGGCATCATCCCAAATAAGTATATCACCGTGAAATCCTGTTAATGTACCACCTACTGAAGTTGAATAACGATTACCTCCCGGTCTTTCTTTTGTATATAAACTTGAAATTTTACTAACCTCTTTAAATACTATTTTATAATTGGCCTTAGTGTCCTTGTCTGCCTTAATGTCTAATTCTGGATAAAGTTCTTTAAATCTTTGAGATTTTATAAGATCACGGCTATATTCAGCAGATTCTAATGCTAATGATTGAGAATATGAAGCTGTAATAAACCTCATCCAATACCATTTTGTCCAACACCAAACTGGAAATATAATACTGCACAAAATAGTTTTGGTAGAACCCGGAGGTACATTAATTAATAAATCGTCTTTTTTGCGCATCCTGTTTCCTACACGATTTGCAATAGCTTCCAGTTCACTACATAAATATTGTATATGCCAGTTTGGTATAAATGGTTGGGTGGACACTTCAGGCCATGCCCATTGTAAGAAATGAAACAAAGAACGGTTGTTTAATTCACGTTGTAATGCAAGTGGATTGCTTAGAACACGATTAATTTTATCGTAATCTACAAAAGACTTTTCATCTTTTACAATCTCTCTTGGTGTAATAAGTCTTTTTCGTTTACAATCCAATGTTTCTACATCACTCATACAACATCCTTTTGTTCTTCGTATTCAGCATCTTCTATATTTTGTGCTTCACCAATCCTTCTGCTTGTACTTAATTTCGTAAGAATTTCAAGTTCTTCAGTAGAAAATTCACTTAAATCAATATTATGGTTTATGTCAATCTTACCTTCCAATCTTAATCTATTGCTCCAAATCTCAGGCTGTCGTGCCTGTAACCATTTTACTGCTGCTGTGACATTCGGTGGGTAATGTTTTTCTACGTCCACCAAAAGCGGTTCTGTGTGTTCACTGATAACCTTACCGTCACTACTAAACTTTTTAATCTTATTGGTAAGCACGACAGTTTCTTTATGTTTATACCCCAATGCAGCCTGATATAGTGCGTGAGCTACTTTCGCATCAGCTTCAGCTTTACCCTGCTTTAATGCTCTTAAAAATGTCGGGTGCTGATTTTTCCATGCGGTAATAACTTTTGTACTTATATTCATTACCTGACCTATCTGCACTTCCGTAAGTCCTAACAATGCCAGATAATAAACCTGCCGGTCATAAGTAATCCTATAACCTGTTTCATATTTAAGATTTCTTGATTCTGGTAAGAATTTAGGTTCTGGTAATCGTATGGACCTGTCCTTTGCCATAAACTAAAGTTTAATTAGCCCCAAATTTACATATAATATTGCAATATTATATGTAAATATCACAAACATAAAAACCGCATCACCACTTCTTACACTTATATTTTTTAACTTCCTTTAAAACAATTTTTTATTATATTTTATTAAACATAATAAAACTAAATTATGAATATCATATTTATTCACAAAC